ATGCGAGCTCGAAGGAAACGACCGGCTGCATGCTGACTACCCCGAAGTATGCGTGCCGATCCGTGCTCTCGAAGGCATCCCGCAGCGAGCCCACTCCCAGCTCGTGAGCGGCCATCGCCACGACACCGGAGAGGCGTTTCACGAAGTGCAGAGCCACTTCGTGTGGTGCGGAAAGCGGAAGATCATCTTCCCGAATGTGCCAGGCTCGCCGGCTGCCGGCGCCATCGTCGCCACCCGCGGACTCGACAGCGCCGTCCGCGGGCTCAACATCAAAGGCAAGCGGCCGGACGTGGCCATCATCGACGATCCGGATACCGAAGAGACGGCCATCAATGAGAAAGCGGCCGAGAAACTCGAAAAGCGAATCGACCGGGGCATCGCCGGCCTGGGTGGCCAGCAGCGCCGCACCGCCCGCGTGATGATCACCACGCTGCAGAGCCGCAGCAGCGTTTCCTACAAGTACACCGACCCCGAGCAAAAGCAGAGCTTCCGCGGCCGGCGCCACAAGTGGCTGATCGAGAAGCCCCACCGCATCGAGCTCTGGGAAGAATTCGTCACGCTCAAGCGCGCGGACTACGGTCAGAAGACAAACAGAGCGCACGAGTTCTACCTGGCCAACCGCAAAGCGATGGACGCCGGCGCCATCGTCTGCAATCCGCACCGGTTCACGCCCGACGAGTCGAGCGCGCTGGAGTTCTACTTTTCGGAGGTCGCACGCATCGGCCAAGAGGCCGTCGATACCGAGTACGACAACAACCCGCCGGAGATCTCCGCGCCGATTGAATCCAAGATCACCGCGCACCACATCCAGAAGGCGCTCAGCGGCTTCGCCCGCAAAGTCATCCCGCCTGGCTGCAAGCTGCTCACACATACGATCGACGTGCGCAAGACGCACTTGCACTGGGTGGTGCGGGCCTGGAGCGCCGACGGCAGCACGTACTACACCATCGATTACGGCATTCAGACCGTGATCGGCGCTTCGCGCGGCAGCGACGAAGGCATCGAGCTCCTCATCTACAAGGCCATCCTGCAGCGGCATGCGGAGTTTCTCGACACGGACTATCACGGGCCCGACGGCGAGGTGATCGACTTCGATCACATCACGCTGGTCGACGCCGGCTGGCAGACGCAATCGGTCTACGCAGCGTGCATCACCATCGGCCCGGGGATCTTCCCCATCATGGGCTGCGGCAAATCCGCCGGCTGCGTCAAACCCAACTTCTCCGCCGTCCAGAAGGAAACCGAGGATCGCAAACCAGGCGACGGCTGGTTCCTCACGAAACAGCTGGTCACGTCACGCATCAAGGGGATCGGCCGCAAGAAGTACGTCTGGCTCGTCTACGCGGACGCGGACCGCTGGAAGCACTACGAGCACGAACGCTGGATGACCGGCGAAGGCCAACCCGGCCGGATGCTCATCTTCGGCCAGCGCGACCCCGAGGCGCACCGGCTCGGCCGCATGAGCGACGACGAACGGCGCCATCAGAACTACGCCCACCAGGTGGTTGCCGAGGTTGAAGTCGAGGAAGTCATCAAGGGCACTCTCACCCGTCACTTCAAATCGAAGAGCGATACCGCGCACTTTCTCGACGCCAGTTACTACGGCGACGTCGGCGGCAACATGAAGGGCGTGCGCTTGCTCGCGCCCGTCGTGCCGCAGCCGGCCAAACCCACCAAACCCAAACGCAAGCCCAAGCACCGGATCATCTATGACAACGAACCGTAAGCCACCCCGATCGCCCGGCCGACCGGCCGGCTCTCCCAACGTCAAGGACGCCGTGATCGTCCAGCCCAGCCGCTGCTTGAAGTGTGGCAGCTCGAGGCGCGGTCCCTACCAAAACACCCAGCGCCGCGACTACCGGGGCACGGGAACCGAGTTCGTCGAGATCATTTACCGCCGCTGCCAATGTCTGGATTGCGAGCAATGGCGCGTCGACCGGGAACACGTCTACGAAGGCCGCCCGCGCGACGATGATCAGCTCGACCAGGCCAACGCCGCGGCCTGAAAAACAAATAACCAAGTCCTGGTTATTACTCCCCCGAATCGGCGCAGTTGCCCTGGCCGATGTCCCCGGACACTGCGAACGATTGCACCATGGCCGATTCCTTTGCCGTTCTGCAGCTCGCGCGCGTTGAAGCCTTGCTCGCCAAGTGCGTGGGGATGAACTCCATCACCGTCGGCAACACGGCCGTGAGCTACCAGGACCTGATCAAGCAGCGCGACTACTGGCGCCGCGAAGTCGCCCGCGAGAGTGGCCGCTTCCCCCGCGTGCTCCGCATGAAGATGGGAGGCTCGTCTTAGTGCCTGCCAATCTTCAGGACCTGTTCGGACAGTCCCAGTTCGTCGCCGCCGGCATCGATACGATCGGCAGCGGCTATGACGCCGTCCGCGAAACGAACAAGCGCCGCAGCGGCGCGGGCGTGCTCCGCAGCGAGGACGATGTCCTGCGCCAGCAGGACCGCAAGAAGCTCCTCTCATCGTCCCAGCTGCTCTATCGCAACTTCGCGCTCGCGCGGTGGATGATCGCCCGCCATCTCGATTACATCACGACGTTCCGCTTCAAGGCGAAGACCAAAAGCCGCGACCTCGACAACCGGCTCGAAAGCCTCGTGCGCAACTGGTCACAGCCAGGCAACTTCGAAGTCACCCGTCGATTTTCGCGCGCGAAGTTCGTCCGGATGGCCGAACAGCAGCGCACGCTCAATGGCGATTTCTTCGCGCTGAAGTGCCGCAACGGCATGGTCCAAGCCCTCGAAGGCGAACGCGTCCGCACGCCCGTCGGCGGGCTGCCGACCGGCTACTCGGCTGCCGACTTCGTGCACGGGGTGCGCGTTAACAAGTACGGCGAGAGCGTCGAGTACTGCCTCTGCCGACGTGGCCCATTCAGCGACGCCGGCGGCGGCACGTCCACCTTCACCTTCGAACGCATGTATCCCGCGCGCTTCATTGTGCCGCTGGCCTACATCGATCGACCCGACCAGGTCCGCGGCATCAGCCCGCTGGCCTGCTCGATCAACCCGCTCATGGACGTGTACGAATCGTTCGGCTACACGCTCAGCAAAATCAAGCAGGCCCAATTCTTCGGCGCCATCTTCAAGCGCGAAGTCCAAGGCGACGACCCGCTCGGCGAAGCCGAGGAAGAGAGCGAGGAGTCCGAAGAGGAAGCCGCAGACGCCGGCCAACCGAAGTACGGCAAGATCGATTGGAGCGGCGGACCGTTCCAACTCAACTTGGATCCGGGCGACACGCTCGAATTTGTCGAGGCCGCCACGCCGACGACTGAGTCGCAGGCGTTTTGGCTGACCATGATTCAGCTCACGCTGAAAGCGCTCGACATCCCCTATTCGTTCTTCGACGAGAGCTTCACCAATTACAGCGGGGCGCGGCAAGCGCTGCTGCAGTACGAAGAGAGCGCCAAAATTAAGCGCGAGGACCTGCAGTACTTCCTCGACAACCTCACCCGGTGGCGCGTGTGGCTCTGGATGCAGGATGGTTCGTTTCCGGAAGGCGTCACGCTCGACGACCTCAACTGGGAGTGGCTCGCCAACGGCATGCCCTGGCTCGACCCGCTCAAAGAGATCACCGCCGACATCGCCACGATGGGCGCCGGCCTGACCTCGCGCCAGCGCCTCATTCGCGCGAAGTACGGCGACGACTTCTTCGACGTCGCCGACGAACTCGCGCAAGAAACCAAGTACATGGCGGACAGGGGGCTCAACACCACGATCGCCCCGGCCAACGTCCAAATCACGGAGGTCTCCGGCAAATGAGCAAGAGCAAGCGCCTGAAACCACGACCAGCCGTGCGCTTCGACGCCGCGGCGATCGCCAGCGGTAAAGCCAAGGTTCCCGCCGCAGCCCTGCGCTTCGAGGCCGACGTCGACATCAATGACGCGGGCGGCGACGGCAACATCCCCGTGACGGTCCGAGCTCGCAGCGGCAATGTCCTCAAGCATTGGTACTGGGGCGCGATCGTTCACGACTTCGCCGGCATGCGCGCGGCCAGCGCGCAGCTGCCATTCGATTACTGCCACAGGGAAGACGAGGTGCTGGGGTATAGCGACCAGCAGGACGTCAGCAGCGGCGAGCTCGTGATGACCGGCGTGCTCATTCCGTTCAAAGCGGAAGACCGCGTCGACGAGATCACGCACAAGTCCGCCAACGGCTTCCAATACCAGGCGTCGATCTACTTCGATCCCGACGAGCTCATTCTCGAATACGTGCCCGAAGGCTTCACCGCGGCCGTGAACGACGGCCAGGTCGAAGGCCCGTGCATCATCGCCCGCCAGTGGATGCTTCGCGGCGCGGCCCTCTGCCCGTACGGCAAGGATCCGAACACGAGCGCGCAATTCTCCGCTTCCCAACCTGGCGACGAGGTCGCCGTCTGCTTTCAGGAACCCGGCTCTCAGGAACCCAGTGCCATGACCACCAAGAAGACCAAGCTGTCCGCCGCCAAGCCGAATCGTCACGAGCGCCGCAAAGCCGCCGCACTCAGCGCGAAGAAGGGGAAGGCCAAAACCAAGCTCACCACGAAGCCCATCACCAAGCCCGCCGGCCGCGCGAAGACCAAGTTCGAAGCCGACGACGAGGAGGATGAGGAAGACGCCGAAGGGGGCGACGACGAAGACGATGAGGAAGAGCTCGACGCCGACGATGAAGAAGGCGAGCAGGACGCTGACGACGAAGAGGGCGAAGAAGACGCCGACGGCGACAGCGACGAAGACGACGAGGAGGAGGACGACGAAGACGGCGACGACCCGGCCGAGATGGACGCCGACGAAGAAAAGTGCAAGCAGTCTGCCAAGGGCGGCCGCGGCAAGGGCGCGAAGCTCGCCGCCAAGCCCGTGAAGGCCGGCAAGGCCACGATCAAGACCAAACTCAGCACGAAGCCCAACAAGGCCGCGGCCGACGTCAAGAAGTTCATCACCGCATTCGGCCCGCAAGGCGGCGTGTGGTTCAGCGAGGGCAAGAGCTTCAACGAAGCGACGGCCCTCTTCACCGCCGAGCTGCAGAAGGAAAACACCCAGCTGCAGAAGAAGGTGGCCAGCCAGGCCGCCCAGCTCGCAGCGGCCCGCGGCGACGATCCCGCCAGCTTCGGTTCGGCCGAAGAGCCGGCCGGCAAAGGCGCCACGAAGCCCATGAACGGGCTCAGCGACGCCCAGGCGAAGTTCGCCGCGTCGCTCAAAGTTCCCAAGGCCTAACCCGCCCGCGTGTCCGCGGACACGCGCCGCCGACTCTCACGAGCCAGCCCATCGGGCTGGCTTGCGGCAGTAGAGGCCCTAACCAACCGCCCCGCAGTTACCCGTCATTCGTTTAAGGATCGCAGACCATGGCCAAAACCACCTTGCTCGACATCGTGAAGATGAACGGCTCCGACCGCGAAGTCGGGCTCATCGAAGAAGTGCTCACCGCCGCGCCCGAAGCGCGGCTCTTTCCCACGCGCACGATCGTCGGTCTCAACTACAAAACGCTCGTCCGGACCGCCTTGCCGAGCGTCGGCTTCCGCGATGCGAACGAAGGCACCGCGGCCACGAAATCGACGTGGGAGAATCGCCTGGTCGAATGCTTCATCATGAACCCGCAGTGGGACGTCGATGCGGCCGTCGCCGACGCGCATGAAGACGGACCGGAAGCCTTGCTCGCCGTCGAAGCGACCGGCATGACCACGGCCGCCTTCATCACCGTCGGTAAGCAGATCTACTACGGCCGCGGCACCGGTGGCGACGCGAAAGGCCACCCTGGCTTCATCGACGCGTACGACTCCACCAACATGGTCGTCGACGCCGGCGGCACCACCGCCAGCACCGGTTCGAGCGTGTGGGCCGTCAAGTTCGGCCCGCAAGCCGTACAGCTCGTGATGGGCAACAAGGGCGAGTTCAAAGTCTCCGACCCCGTGCGGATGCGTTTGCTCGACGCGAACGATAACCCGTACACCGGGCTCGTGCAGGACCTGCTGGCCCGTCCCGGCCTGCAAGTCGGCTCGAAGTACTCGATCGCTCGCATCAAGAAGCTCACCGCCGACAGCGGCAAGGGTTTGACCGACGCCCGCCTGGCGGCGCTGCTCGCGCTCTTCCCCGTCGGCTTCCGGCCGGACGTGTTCATGATGAGCCGCCGCT